ACGTCCTCCTCGAAGCTGGCCATGAGCTGGCGCTGTGCGTGCCAATCGACCATCAGGCGGTTTCGTTGGAACCACATCAATGTCAGCCGCCGTGGCTGTTTGCCCACCAGGAACTGTTCGATGATGTCGGGTGCCAGCAGGGTCAGGCGCAGCAGTTCGTTGACCACCGAGTGGTGCAGTTTTTCGGCACGGGCGATGGCGGCACCGCTTTGCATTGCCCCGGTGTCCAACAGGTGTTGCCAGTAAAAGGCGCGGGCCAGTCCGTCGATCAGCGTGACGTCGTGGACACTGCGCTCGTCGGTGACCACGCGCTGGACACCCCGACGACGAAACGTCAGGGGCACGAAGGTTTCCATCGAATCGTCCATCAGGCTTCCACCTCGAGCAGCTCGGCACCGATGCTGTCAGGGGCGAACTCCTCGATCAGCGCATTCCAACCGATCTCGCGCCACTTCACTTTGATCCCTTGAACCTCACCCGCGTGGATGAGGTCGATGCGTTCGATCATCAGATTGGCGATGCGATGGCGCTCGACCGGGAATAACTGATCCCACACGTTGTTGAGCCGCCCCATCGCCATTACCGTGGCGGCCTCGTCGATCTGGGCACCGTTGCGTTGGATATGCCGCACCACCGATGCGACCGACTCCGGGCTGGTCAGCACCGTGCGGATCTGGGCCACCACTGCGCCCTCGATCTCCGGCGCTGGCAGGCGCTCGTAATTCTTGCCCGGTGCGCCGAAGCGGTTTTCCGATTTGGACACGTAGTAGTGATACTTGCGCCCGTTCTTGCGCGAGTAGGTCGGGTACATCCGTTCGCCCGACGGCGCGTACAGTAGGCCGCGCAGCAAGGCATCGGTACGCGAGCGGATTTTGGTTTCCACCGCGCGCCCATGTGAATCCTTGGCCAGCACCTCGTGGACTCGGCCCCACAGGCCAGGATCAATGATGGCAGCATGGACGCCGGGGAACCATTTACCCTTGTGGGAGATTTCGCCGAGGAAGATGCGGTTGCGCAGGATTTTGTGCAGATATTTCTTATCGATCTGAGCACCCTTGCGAATCTGGCCATCCTGCGTTGTCCACGCCTTGGTGGTGATGCCTTCGGCGGTCAGGTTGGCGGCGATCTTTGTCGGTGAACCTATGGTGAGCATTTCCTCGAAAATACGCCGCACCACCGCTGCCTCGGTTTCATTGATGACCAGCAGGCGGTTCTCGACGTCGTATCCCAAGGTGGGCACTCCGCCCATCCACATGCCTTTGCGCTTGGCCGCCGCAATCTTGTCGCGGATGCGCTCGCCGGTGACCTCGCGTTCGAACTGGGCGAAAGACAGCAGCACGTTCAGCATCAGCCGCCCCATTGAGGTAGTGGTGTTGAACTGCTGTGTGACCGACACAAAGGACACGCCGTGGCGTTCGAACACCTCGACCATCTTGGAGAAGTCGGCCAAGCTGCGCGTCAGGCGGTCGATTTTGTAGACCACCACGATGTCGATCTGGCCGCGCTCGATGTCCGCCATCAGGCGTTTCAGCCCGGGCCGATCCGTGTTGCCGCCGGAGAAACCGGGGTCGTCGTAGTCGTCGGCCACCGGAATCCAACCCTCAGCGCGCTGGCTGGCGACGTAAGCGTGGCCAGCCTCCTTCTGCGCATCGATGGAGTTGAATTCCTGATCGAGGCGCTCATCCGACGACACCCGGCAGTAGACCGCGCAGCGTTTGCGCGCTTTGGGAGAGGCAATCTGGCTGGCGTCGCTCATTGCGCACCTCCCTTGCCGCTCAGGCCGAAGAACAGCGGCCCCGACCAGTGCGTGCCGGTGATCTGCCGGGCCACGGCCGTCAGGCTCTTGAAGGTGCTGCCCTCGTACTCGAACAGGCCATCGGCGGTGACCACCACCTTGTGCTCACGCTCACCCCATTCGCGCAGCAGGACAGTGCCGGGCGCGAAGTTGATGTCGCGTGGCCGCGCCCGCAGTTTGATCTTGGAATGCTTGGCACCGATGGCTTCCAGCCGCTGGCGGGTGTTGTTCGACAGACCGCCGAATGCCTCCTCCTGCATCTTGTAGGCGATGCGCGACTCGATGAAGGCACGGTTGGGGTTGATGGGGCGGCTGCTGAAATACCGATCCCACACCGGCCACAGCTCGGCGATGGGCAGGCTGGACAGCTCCGCGATCCGAGCAGCGACGGATGCTTGTTTCTCGTTCATCACAACTTCTCCTGTTGATAGGGGGTTGTATGAACGCGCTGGTCGGGCAGGAAGCCAAGGTCAACTTCTCTCTGTTTTGGCTCGTTTCCAACAAGTGTGCGAACGATGACGGCCGCAAGGATGGCGGTAATTTCACCAGCACGGGCGCTGGCGCTCATCTCCGAGGGAGATGCAAGTTTGATGTTGTTCATGACAGCTCCGAGGAATTGCAACTGTCAGGAATAGTGAGCCTGATCTTCCAAAGCGGATGGCAATTCCGGGCAATCGAACCGGTTTCGCGTTAACTAAACAGTTGACGAAATTAAGGTGGAGCAGTACGATCACTCCATTAACCAATCACGCAATTAGGAAACACCAATGCCTTTCGGAGCCTTCATTCGCAAACAGCGCGAAGAGAAGAACATCCAGATGAACGAGTTCGCGCGTCAGCTCGAGATTTCGCCTGCCTACTGGTCACGCATCGAGCGCGATATGGAAAAACCGCCCAAGGATGAACTGATACGCAAGGCGGCTGAGATTCTGGGTATCGATCCGGACGACGCATTCGTTGAGGCCAGCCGTCTGCCGCCCGACATGCGCGAGGATGTGGGTAACGTTGTGCGGATGTACCGCCGGGAAGCAACGGAGAAGAAGTGAATGCCGGTTTTGACCCTCGACTACCGGCATTGCGACCGCAAGCGCCCCAAATTCATCAAGCACGTTGAAATCGAAGGCCTCGCCGCGCAGGCTCGCCAACAACTGGTGGCGAGCGGTGTTGATGCCATTGCCTTCGACATGCTGCGCCAGATCGACCGCCTGAAGATCAACGGCATCGACTTCTCACTCGAAGTCAGTACCGAGAGCGAGGTGCATGACGAGCAAGGCAACCACGTCTTCGGTATTTGCGAGTACGACCCCGGTGTCCCGGACACCGCAATGGTGTGCGTCTCACCCATTGGCGAAAAACTCAGCGAACTGCTGGCTCTCAGCACCCTGGCCCACGAACTGGGCCATGCGGTATTCGATGCGCCGGGCTGGATCATGGATGGCAGCAAAGGGCCAGGGCTGTTCGATGCCTTTGAACCATGTGGGCAGCGCGCCTACCGCACCACGACGCCCGACAGCGAACATTTGGCGAAGTCACCGACTACCGGCAAGGCCGCCCTGGCCTCGGACGTTCATTTCGCAGAACTGCGCGCCAATGAATTCATGGGTTCGCTGCTGGTGCCACGCCAACTTTTGAGTGCCGCCGCAGCGGAGCTCGCCCCGGAATACAACGTCAGCCTCCACCGTGGCCCTTCACTTGATCCGGAGATCCCCGGCATCAGTCTGCATCTCACCGCCACCGACGTGGTCGATATGGAATTCCTGGAGAAAGCCCTCGCGATGCGCTTTGGCGTCAATCCACGTTTTGTGCAGGTGCGCCTGCAACGCTATGGCTTGATCCGACAGGAGGCCGTCTTGCGCTGATCATTCCTCCACCCCGCCACGCCGACCTTGCGTCGGCATTTTTTGAGCCTCGCAGTTAACTGCTCGCGCAATCGCGCACTTTGTTGAAGGAGCTTGCCTATGCCTACCGGTCACACCACCACCGCTCAGCAGGAGAAAGTGGTCAATCAGCAACTATCCTCGAAACGCGTGCGCGAGCAGCGGTCGGATGACGGCCCCGCCATCCTGCCCGGAATGGAACATTTCATCGATCTGCTGCGCAAGGTAAAGCATCCGGCGCTGGTGGTGCGCCTGCTCGAACGGGCCAGTGGCGATGCACTGCCGGAACTGCAGGCATTGGCTGATGCCGCCAAGGGCAAATTGCCGGTCGAATCCCGTCAGGCGTTCTTCCATTGCGTGGCTAAGCTGGATGCTGCCATCCGCCAGCGCCTCGAGGATGTCGTCGAGCGGGTGCTGCTGCTCGGCGATGACTACGGCGCGCAGGCAGTTCAGTCGGTGCTCGACGAGCGGCGCGAAGATGACGCTGCCGTGCTCGAAGCGCCCAGCGATCGTCACAGCCGCGCACTTCACCTGTGCATCCAGCAGGAATTCCCCGAAGCCGGTGTTCGCCGCGAAGCCCGGTTCGATCAGGCCGAGCATGAACAGGTGATGCACCGCCAGTGGAAAAGCGACCACTTCTCCAGCCACTACCTTGGCCCCAAAGGCGTGGAACCGCAGAAAGTCGACGACGTCCAGGAAACGCTGCGCACACGGATTGCCGAGCTGTTCCCACATGTGCCGAAAGAACAAATCCTGATCGAGCAATTTGTGCGGCACGGCCTGTCACATGCACAGCATGACGAGGACGCCGATGCAGACGGCGAATCTCTGACACAGCTGCATACCCTGTGCGCCACCTTCAATGGTTCCACCGCGCATTACCGGCAGGTGGAAGATGGCCAAGTGGTCGATCACGAGGAGCCTGCAGCCATGTCGGCGCGCTTTTCCTGGGAACCGGCCACCGGGGCGCTGACCGTGTTCTGCGAAAACCGAGAAGCGCGGCGCGAACTTGCCACCATCTTCCGTGATGTGGTGCTGGCGCATGAAGGCACGATTGATGACATGCCGATTCGCCAGTTCGATTTGTTCGGGTTCTCAACCTCTGCAATGCTCAAACGGCTGGAACATGATCGCATCGCCGATATCGAAAGCATCTCTATCCTGCAGATCAAGGTGGCCAAGCCCTTTGAGCAGCAGCTAGAACTGGGTGGAAAACCCGTTGCCCGGCAACTGGCGAGCAAGATGGAGATCTCCCGCGACCGGCGCGACGGCCGCAACATCTATCAGGTCGCCTATGAGGATTACAGCGCCGAGGATCTGAGCCAGTACGCGCTGGTGCAGGTGAAGCTGGTGATGCGCATGGCCAAGCAGCCTCACCGCAAGGCACACAACGTCGCCGTCCAGATCACCGCCCCCAACGGTCTGAATGACAAGAGCAAAACGGAGGACGACCGCAAACGCGTGCTGGAGCAACTGATCCGCATCGGCGTACTGAGCGAATTCTGAGAGAGAAGCCGACGATGTCACTCTATCTGCGCTTCTTCGCAGCCATCGACAAGCTGCCGAGCCTGAATACCCCAGTGCTGGCCACCGCGCTCGGACGTGAATGGTCTCAGTTCCTGCAACGGGGCTGGGTCACCGACGAGGGGCATCTCACGCATGTGATGGCCCCATTCCTCGACTCCGAATGCGAGGTCGAAATCGAGGCCGATCCGGATGCGGGTTGCTATCGCTATCGCAGTCCGCTGAATGGTCGCACTGTCGTGCAGCCGCTGAGCGAGATCGCGCTGTGCGGTATCCAGATCGAACCATGGCTGGCCGATCTGGCATTACTGATCGACATCGAGGATCGGCGGCGCGCCAGTCGTCCGTGTCGTACGCCGAATCATCTCTGGCATCTGGGCGACTTGCGCGTCGCCGGGACACATGATTTTGCTCCGGTGTTTGTCGGGCGGGCGTGGGCACATGCACCAGCCGACGATACATCTTCCGTTCTGGCCGACTCGGTGTGGCCACGCAGTGGCGTGGTTTTACAGGCATGCCGAACGCATTCCGTGTTGCCGCGTGACCATGTGATCCGGGCGCTCGACGAGTTCGTTCGCGTGGACGGCGGGCAGGACGTTTTCGACGCGAGCGCATTCGACAGGGTGCTGCACGGCTATGTGACACCCAGTGGTGCGCCGGAGCCAGTGGAGTTCTTCCAGGGCAATCGACTGAAGTTGCCGCACTTCCCCGAATCGCGCGAGCTTTCGGCGGAACGGGCCAAGATCGTCAAACAGATGTGGAGTGCCGACGGGAAGGCCGCACCTGAGGTGTCCTGGGTCGAGGTCAACAGGATCGCCAACACAGGCTATCAGTCCTTCGACGATGCCTTCGGTAGCAAGGCCGAGCGCGAGGACGTCATCGACCTGGTCAAGCGCGGCAAATACCGGATACGACGCAACCCATAAATCCGCCCATAAATCGAACCAGACACGGGCCATAAACCCGTGCGGAGACTTCGATGTGCCCATTTCATCTAGGAGGCACATCGAAATGCAAACTCAAGTTCCAGCAACCCAAACCGGCCGGGATTCATTCCGGCCCAACCCCGGCGGTGCCGTGTGCATCGCCCTCGACGAAAACGAGCTCGCCATCCGCTGGGGGCTCTCCGTCAAGACCCTGCGCCGCTGGCGTCAGGAACAGCTCGGCCCGATCTACTGCAAGCTCGGCCGCCGGGTCACCTACCTCCTGCACGAAATCGAAGCCTTCGAGCGACGCGTCTCGCGTTACTCCAGCTTCACTCGTGCGTACCAGTGAGGAGGATGGCCATGAACGATCTGACCATCTTCCCCGCCGACATCGCAGAAATGTCCGTCAGCCAACTGGCTGCACTGCCGCCCGAGCAGAAAGCAGAGATCGACAAGAACCTCGACGCGGCCATCGACTGGCTCAAGAAGGCCCGCACCAAGTTCGATGCGGCGCTGGATCAGTGCTACGGCGAGCAGGCCCGCACCGCGCTGCGCGAATCCGGCCGTGACTTCGGCACCGCACACATCAGCGATGGCCTGCTGCACCTGAAGTTCGAGCTGCCCAAGAAAGTCAGCTGGAACCAGCAGCAACTGGCCGAAATCGCCGAGCGCATTGTGACTTCGGGCGAGAAGGTCGAGGGCTACCTCGACATCAAGTTGTCCGTCTCCGAATCCCGCTTCACGAACTGGCCTCCGGCACTGCAACAGCAGTTCGCCGCCGCTCGCACCGTGGATTCCGGCAAGCCGTCTTTCACCCTTTCCCTCGATTCGGAGTAATGGCCATGAGTGCAATCATTCCCTTCCAGTTCGAAGCGCACGCAGTGCGCGTCCAGGTCGATAGTGCTGGCCTGCCGTGGTTCAACGCCAGCGACGTCTGCGATGCGTTGGAGATGGGCAATCCGTCTCAGGCGATCAAATCCCACGTCGATGGCGATGACCTCCAGAAATTGGAGGTCATCGACAACCTCGGACGCACGCAGCGCGCCAACCATGTCAACGAGTCGGGCCTCTACGCCCTGATCCTCGGCAGTACCAAGGATGCCGCCAAGCGTTTCAAGCGTTGGGTCACCAGCGAGGTCTTGCCTGCGATCCGCAAGACCGGCAGCTACGCTGCCCCCAGTGCGCTGGCAGCTTTGCCAACACCGACTCACGACCGCGTATCCGCGATTCTGCTGATCGGCGAGGCCGTGGCGAAGGTGCCGGGTGTGAAGCCTGGCATCGCGGCAGCAGCAACCCTGACCTGCATTCAGGAGAACACGGGCATCACTACCGAGGTACTGCGCCGCGCGCTGCCGTCGGCCAATGAGCCCATCTGCGCGCTCAATCCCACCCAACTCGGCAAGCTGCTGAACCGTTCGGCCAAGGCCACGAACCAGATGCTGGCAGCGGCTGGCCTGCAGTTCCGCAACGACCGCGATGAATGGGAACTGACCGAGGCCGGTGAAGCGTGGGCCGAGGCCATGCCGTACTCGCGCAATGGCCACAGCGGCTACCAGATCCTATGGAATCCCGCCGTCGCCGAGCAGTTGAAGGAGGTGGCGTGATGTCCCTCCCGATCATCTCTGCTCAACAGCGCCTTGCTGAACGCAAGGGTGTGAAGCTGCTCATGCTGGGCAAATCCGGCATCGGCAAGACCACCCGTCTCAAGGATCTCGATCCAGCCACCACGCTGTTCCTCGACATCGAGGCGGGCGATCTCGCCGTGGCCGACTGGCCGGGCGACACCATCCGTCCGGCATCGTGGCCAGAAAGCCGCGACTTCTTCGTGTTCCTTGCGGGCCCGGACAAGTCGCTGCCGCCGGAGAGTGCGTTCTCTCAGGCGCACTACGACCACGTCATCGAGAAATTCGGCGACCCGACGCAGCTCGACCGCTATCAGACCTTCTTTCTCGACTCGATCACGCAGCTGTCCCGGCAGTGCTTCGCGTGGTGCAAGACGCAGCCCGGTGCCACCAGCGACCGCTCCGGCAAGCCGGATCTGCGCGCCGCCTATGGCCTGCTCGGCCAGGAAATGATCGGCGCACTGACCCACTTGCAGCACGCCCGGGGCAAGAACGTGGTGTTCGTCGCCATCCTCGACGAACGGCTTGATGACTACAACCGCAAGGTGTTCGTGCCACAGATCGAAGGCAGCAAGACCAGTCTGGAGCTGCCCGGCATCGTCGATGAGGTCGTGACGCTGGCCGAGATCAAGGCCGACGACGGCAGTTCTTACCGAGCCTTCATCACGCACACCGTCAACCCCTACGGCTTCCCGGCCAAAGACCGCAGCGGTCGTCTCGACCTGCTGGAGCCGCCGCATCTCGGCGCGCTGATCGCCAAGTGCGCGGGTACATCCACCACGCCCGCCAGCGCCGCCGCACACATCGAATCTCAGGAGTAATCGCCATGACCACCAACAACTGGAATGACTTCAACGACGCCGAATCACAGCAGTCCGGCTTCGAGCTGATCCCCAAGGGCACCGCCGTCCCGGTGCGCATGACCATCAAGCCCGGTGGTTATGACGACCCGTCGCAAGGCTGGGGTGGCGGCTACGCTACAGAGTCCTTTGACACCGGCTCCATCTATCTCGCCGCCGAATTCGTGGTCACCGCTGGCGATCATGCCAAACGCAAGATGTGGAGCAACATCGGCCTGCACTCCCAGAAGGGTCCGACCTGGGGTCAAATGGGGCGCAGCTTTATCCGCGCCGCACTCAACAGCGCCCGCAACGTCTCCCCGCAAGACAACAGCCGGCAGGCCACCGCCGCGCGTCGCATCCAAGGCTTCCACGAACTGGATGGCTTGGAATTCCTCGCCCGCGTGGACATCGAGAAAGACGGTAAGGGTCAGGATCGCAACGTGGTCAAGATCGCGGTCGAACCCGATCACCCCGACTACGCCAAGTTGATGGGCGTGCCGCCCAAGATCACGGGCGGTGGTACTTCCGGCGCTCCGGCGCAGGCAGCGGCCCCCTCGTATCAGGCACCGGCTCCGCAACGCGCACCCGTGACGGGCAAACCGTCGTGGGCGCAGTGAGGGAGGCCGATGAAATGCTGGGTCTGCAAACGACAGGCCCGGGGATTCGGCCACACCGACAACCGTCACGGTGTCGGCAATCCCCGGCGCTATCCCATCGACTGGGTGTTTTGCTCGCAGCGTTGCCAGAACGCGTTTCACGCGCTGTACGGCAACTGGCTGCGAGTCAAGGAAGGCAGCACCGGCATCAAGGAGGTCGCCATGATCGATCCATCTGATGTCGAACTGGCCGCGATGAAGCAGTGCCTCAAGGCCTTCGGCGAGGCAGCGGGCGAGATCGGCTTTACAAAACCGCTGGGTGACTACTCCGAAGCCGAGGCGCTGCAGGTCATCGACGCCATCGTCACTTGCTACACCGAAGCAATGATCGAGCACCACGAGGAGAGCAAGTACCCGCCAGTGCGCGGCATGACGCCCATGCCCGATACCATGACCGCGAGTGCTGCCAACCCGTTCGCCGATCTGGAGGACGACCTGCCTTGGGATGAACCGAAGGGGAAGAAGCCATGATCGACTTCAACTCCTCATCGAGCATCTCGGGTCAGGTCACCAGCTTGGTGGACACGGGCATGCAGCAGGCCCGCGCCCGCCAGTCCGAACGCCAGTACCTCGGGGCCTCGCGCCTCGGCGTGGCCTGTGAGCGCGCGCTGCAGTTCGAGTACGCCAAGGCACCCGTCGACCACGGGCGTGATACCCCGGGTCGGATGCTGCGCATCTTCGAGCGCGGCCATGTCATGGAGGATTGCATGGTCGCGTGGCTGCGGGACGCGGGCTTCGACCTGCGCACCCGCAAGGCCGACGGCGAGCAGTTTGGTTTCTCGGTGGCTGATGGTCGCCTGCAGGGCCACATCGACGGCGTCATCGTCGATGGCCCGGAGGGCTTCGCCTATCCCGCACTCTGGGAGAACAAGTGTCTGGGCATGAAGTCCTGGCGCGAGCTGGAGAAAAACCGACTCGCCGTGGCCAAGCCCGTCTACGCCGCGCAAGTGGCGATCTACCAAGCCTATCTCGAACTGCACGAGCACCCGGCGATCTTCACGGCGCTCAACGCCGACACGATGGAGATCCACACCGAGGCCGTGCCCTTTGACGCAGCTCTCGCCCAGCGCATGTCGGATCGGGCGGTGAAGGTCATCACGGCGACCGAGGCGGGAGAACTCCTGCCGCGCGCCTTCAATGACCCGACCCATTTCGAATGCCGGATGTGCGCGTGGCAAGACCGCTGCTGGAGGACACCAGCATGACCGAAACCAACACTCTGGCGAATGCCATCGAACCGATGATCGACGCCAAGCAGGCCGCCGCCGCACTGCGCCTGCCGTACTACTGGTTCGCCGACCACGCCATGCGCAGCAAGTACCGGATTCCGCACTACTTGATGGGAGGTCTGGTGCGCTACCGCTTGTCTGAACTCTCAGCGTGGGCCACGCGCAGCACTGCCGTCCAAGGCCGTGATGCTCAGGATGTGGACGCACCTGTCGAGGGGGCCGAATGATCGACTTCAACGACACCTCTCAAACTGCGGAGCACGACCGGGAATTTCAGCGCGACGAGATCCGCGCCGAACTGATCGCACGTCTGGACTCGGTGCTGACCACGATGTTTCCGGCAGGCAAGAAGCGCCGGGGCAAGTTCCTCATTGGCGACATTCTCGGCAGCCCGGGTGACAGCCTCGAGGTCGTGCTCGAAGGCGAGAAAGCGGGTCTGTGGACGGATCGCGCCACGGGCGACGGCGGCGATATCTTCGCGCTGATTGCGGCCTATCTCGGGGCCAACATCCACACCGACTTTCCCCGTGTGCTCGACGAGGCTGCCGATCTGCTCGGTCGCGCTCGGTCGGTGCCGGTGCGCAAAGCCAAGATGGAAGTCCCGGTCGACGATCTCGGCCCGGCCACGGCCAAGTGGGACTATTTCGATGCCACGGGCAAGTTGATCGCGGTCGTCTATCGCTATGACCCTCCGGGCCGCAAGAAGGAATTCCGGCCGTGGGATGCCAAGCGGCGCAAGATGGCTCCACCCGATCCGCGCCCGCTGTACAACCAGCCGGGGCTGGTCGCTGCTGGCCACGTCGTGTTGGTCGAGGGCGAAAAGTGCGCGCAGGCCTTGATCGCCATCGGCGTGGAGGCGACCACGGCAATGCACGGTGCAAATGCCCCAGTCGACAAGACCGACTGGTCACCGCTGGCGGGAAAGTCGGTGCTGATCTGGCCCGACCGGGATGCGCCGGGCTGGGATTACGCCGACCGTGCATCGCAGGCGATCCTGAACGCAGGCGCGACCACGGTCGCCATCCTGGTGCCGCCCGACGACAAGCCGGATGGCTGGGACGCAGCCGATGCCATCCCCGAGAGCTTCGACGTGGGCGGCTTTCTCGCCGTCGGCGAACGGATGCCGGTGATGCGCTCGGTCGAAGAGACGCCGCCGCCAGATCTTCTGACTGGTGTCGACTGGACGACGGAAGACGGTCTGTCCTCGACCTTCACGCGCCGCTACGGTGAGGACTGGCGCTACTGCGCGTTGTGGGGCAAGTGGCTGGTCTGGACGGGCGTGCGCTGGAATCCCGATCAGGTGCTCTACGTGTCTCACCTCGCGCGCGGCATCTGCCGGATGGCATCGCTCAAAGCGGACAGCCCTCGGCTCAAGGGCAAGTTGGCCAGCTCGGCCACGATCTCCTCGGTCGAGAAGATCGCGCGCTCCGATCCGAAGCACGCATCCACCGCCGAGGAATGGGATGCCGATGTCTGGGCACTCAACACCCCGGGCGGCGTGGTCGACCTGCGCACGGGCCGGATGCGCCCACACCGGCGCAACGACCGGATGACCAAGGTGGCCACCGCCACGCCGCAGGGCGACAGCCCGACGTGGCGCACATTCCTGGCCGACGTCACTGGCGGTGATGCCGAGCTGATGGCCTACCTGCAACTGATGGTCGGCTACTGCCTGACGGGCGTGACCAGCGAGCACGCGCTGTTCTTTCTGTACGGCACTGGCGCGAACGGCAAGTCGGTGTTCGTCAACGTGCTGACCACCATCTTGGGCGACTACGCGGCCAACGCACCGATGGACACGTTCATGGAGGCGCGCACCGACCGGCACCCGACCGATCTCGCCGGGTTGCGTGGCGCACGCTTCGTGTCATCCATCGAAACCGAGCAGGGTCGGCGCTGGAACGAGTCCAAGGTCAAGGCCATCACCGGTGGCGACAAGGTGTCTGCGCGCTTCATGCGCCAGGACTTCTTCGAGTACGTGCCGCAGTTCAAGTTGGTGATCGCGGGCAACCACAAGCCCTCGATCCGTAACGTCGACGAGGCGATGAAGCGGCGACTGCACCTGATTCCGTTCACGGTGACTATCCCTCCCGAACGCCGCGACGGTGGGCTGACCGAGAAACTGCTCAAGGAACGGGACGGCATTCTGGCGTGGGCAGTCGAGGGCTGCAGTCTTTGGCAACGCCAGGGTCTGAAGCCGCCCGCCAGCGTGGTGTCGGCAACCGAGGAGTATTTCGAAGCAGAGGACGCGCTCGGGCAGTGGATCGAAGAGCGCTGTCTGCTGGCCAAGTCCCACCGCGAAGGCGTTTCCGAACTGTTTGCCGACTGGCGTGAATGGGCTGAGCGCGCAGGCGAGTACGTGGGCTCGGTCAAGCGTTTCTCCGAACTGATGGCGACCCGCAAGTTCGAGAAATGTCGGCTGACCGGGGGCGCACGCGGCATCGCGGGCATCGCCCTCAGGCCCAAGCCCTATCACCCACAAAGCGGCCATGGCTTCCCCTACCGAGATGACTGAGCAATCCGGGCGAGTGACGGATTTGACGGGTTTCCTGATTGACGCGCTACGCGTGCGCGCACGTAAAGGCTGTTATCCCAAGAACCCGTCGCATCCGTCACTCGCCCCCCGAACTGGAGCACGACGATGAACACAACGATCCTGGCCCTTGATCTGGGCACACACACCGGGTGGGCTCTGCAGCACCTGGACGGCACCATCACCAGTGGCACGGAGCACTTCAAACCGCAGAGATTCGAGGGTGGCGGAATGCGCTTCCTTCGTTTCAAGCGCTGGCTCAACGAACTGCTCTCGACCAGCAACCACATCAACGCTGTGTTCTTCGAGGAAGTTCGACGGCACGCGGGCGTGGACGCGGCGCACGCCTATGGCGGTTTCATGGGGCACCTGACTGCGTGGTGTGAGCATCACAACATTCCATACCAAGGCGTTCCGGTCGGCACGATCAAGAAGCACGCGACCGGCAAGGGCAATGCGGGCAAGGACGGAATGATCGCGTCCGTCCGTAAGCGTGGGCACTCTCCTGCCGACGACAACGAAGCCGACGCGCTGGCCTTGCTGCACTGGGCCATCGAGACGCAGGAGGTGTGACGTGAAGGTTCCGACACCCCAATACCGCTGCCCCCTCGGGCGGCTGCAACCTCAAGCCACGGATATGGATGCGATCAAGGAACGTGGCTGGCATGACCAGCGCATCCTGGTCGTCTCCGCTGACGACGAACGTCTCGACTGGATGGAACGCGAACTGGTGCGCCAGATCGGCGAGCGCCTCTACGGTGCAGGAGGACGACGTCATGGCTGACCATCGCAATGCTTGGACAATCGAGGACGTAGCCGCTCGCTTCGAAGAGGCGGTCAGCACTGCACGTCGTCTGCCACCCGTGCGGGTGCAGGGCTACTTCAACTGCTGGCCTGCGATCAAACGCATGTCCTGGGAAAACCTCGGGGCAGAACCGACGGTCTATCGCTTCCCTCCCGACCCTGCTGCCATCGAGCGGATGCTGGAGGTCATGCGCTGGGTTCAATGTCTGGAGGAGGAACACAGGCACTTGGTCTGGATGCGGGCCAAGCGCTACGGGTGGCGAGACATCACGATTCGCTTCGCCTGCGACCGCACCACGGCATGGCGGCATTGGCAGCGGGCATTGCAGACGGTTGCCGAACACCTCAATGCAGCGCACGGCAGTGTCACGCTGCGCGCACAGTGATCACGCTCCATGCAGCGAGACTTGACAAGGGATGTTCCAAAAACGTGGGCAATTTAGGGTAATGCCTGCCGTGTTTGTCCTCGCCTTGCCTTGTTTGTCCGTTTCGAGGCCCTGCAGCCCTGCAACAAAACGGGCCGGTCGGGGGTAGTATTTCAGCTATCTTCTGGACAGAGGTGACGGCAGAGGGAGCCGCCCGAAAATCAACGGGTCCTTCCCGGCCAAAAGCCAATGCGGGGGGCGACAGCGCGGCGCTTTTTTAGCGTCAGGGTGCGAACCAAGGTTCGCACGGTTCGCAGTTCGCACCCCGCCAGTTCGCACCAACCCCAAAGCCCGCCCACGGTTTTCGTCGGCGGGTTTTCTATTTTCAGGACATCATCTTTGAACACGCTCAACGTCGAGTACCGCAAGGTCGAGGCGCTGATTCCCTACGCCCGCAATCCACGCACGCATTCCGAGGCGCAGATTGCCAAGATCGCCGCCAGCATCGTCGAATACGGCTGGACGAACCCGGTCTTGGTCGATGGCGACAACGGCATCATCGCGGGCCACGGTCGTCTGGCCGCTGCGCGCAAGCTGGGGCTGGATCAGGTGCCGGTGATCGAACTGGCCCACCTCTCCACTGCGCAAAAACGCGCTCTCGTCATTGCCGACAACCGGCTGGCGCTGGATGCGGGCTGGGACGAAGAGATGCTGGCGCTCGAACTGACGGAACTCTCGGAAGCCGGTTACGAGCTGGCGCTGACCGGCTTCGAGAACATCGAGATCGACGCACTGCTGGCGGATGCCGCGCCCCCTGAAGAGGAACCGGCGGCGCAGGACGATGCGAACAGCGGCGAACCCGATGCGGCAGACGACGTGCCTGACGCGCCGGTGGTGCCGGTATCGTGTGTCGGGGATGTCTGGGCCATCGGATCACACCGACTGATCTGTGGCGACGCGACCGACCGGACAGTGGTTGCCGCGCTGATGCAGGGTGACGCCGCTCGGCTGTGCTTCACCTCACCGCCTTATGGCAACCAGCGCGACTACACCTCCGGCGGCATCGGCGATTGGGATGCCCTGATGCGCGGCGTGTTCGGCCATCTGCCGATGGCGGACGAAGGCCAGGTGCTGGTCAATCTCGGATTGATCCATCGCGACAACGAAGTCATTCCGTATTGGGATGCGTGGCTCGGATGGATGCGTCAGTCGGGATGGCGGCGTTTTGCCTGGTACGTCTGGGATCAGGGTCCGGGCATGCCCGGCGACTGGCAGGGGCGACTGGCTCCCAGCTTCGAGTTCGTTTTCCACTTCAATCGCAGCACCCGCAAACCCAACAAGATCGTGCCCTGCAAGCACGCGGGGCAGGAATCGCACCTGCGCGCCGATGGATCGTCCACGGCAATGCGCAGCAAGGACGGCGAAGTCAGCGGCTGGACGCACAAAGGCCAGCCAACGCAGGACAACCGCATCCCCGATAGCGTGATCCGCGTGATGCGCCACAAAGGCAAGATCGGACAGGACATCGATCACCCCGCCGTGTTCCCAGTGGCGCTGCCGGAGTTCGTGATCAAGGCCTACACGGATGCGGGTGACATCGTGTTCGAGCCCTTCGGCGGCAGTGGTACCACGATGCTGGCCGCGCAGCGCACTGGCCGCATTTGCCGCAGCGTCGAAATCGCGCCGGAGTATGTGGACGTGGCCATCAAGCGCTTTCAGCAAAACCACCACGGCGTGCCGGTCACGCTGATCACTACTGGCCAGTCATTCGATGACGTGGCCAAAGAACGTCTGGCCACCACGGAGGCAGAACAATGAGCGCGTCCTGGTTGGCAGACAAGATCAAGCAGTGGCCGACCGCCAAACTGCTGCCCTATGCCCGCAACGCGCGGACGCACTCGGATGATCAGGTGGCGCAGATCGCCGCATCGATTGCCGAGTTTGGATTCACCAATCCAATCCTGGCCGGAAGCGACGGCATCATCGTCGCCGGGCATGGGCGCTTGGCGGCTGCGCAGAAACTCGGGCTGGAGATCGTGCCCGTGGTGGTACTCGATCACTTGAGCCCGACCCAGCGCCGCGCCTTGGTCATCGCGGACAACCGGATTGCCGAGAACGCAGGCTGGGATGACGCGATGCTGTGCATCGAACTGGAATCCCTGCAACTCGAAGGCTTTGACATCGACCTGACCGGCTTCGATGCCGACGCGTTGGCCGAATTGCTGGCGGGCGACGAGCCCAACAACGAGGGGCAGACTGATGAAGACGCAGTGCCAGAGGTTGGCGAAACGCCGATCTCGCGCCCGGGCGATATCTGGATCATGGGCTCGCACCGGCTGCTGTGCGGCGATTCGACCGTGGCCGAGAGCTACGACCGCCTGATGCAAGGCGAAGTGGCGGACATGGTGTTCACCGACCCGCCGTACAACGTGAACTATGCCAACAGCGCGAAGGACAAGATGCGCGGCAGGGATCGCGCGATCCTCAACGACAACTTGGGCGATGGCTTCTACGATTTCCTGCTGGCGGCGTTAACGCCGACCGTTACGCATTGCCGGGGCGGGATTTACGTGGCGATGTCGTCCAGCGAACTGGATGTGCTGCAGGCCGCATTCCGCGCCGCCGGAGGCAAGTGGTCGACGTTCATCATTTGGGCCAAGAACACCTTCACGCTCGGCCGCGCCGACTACCAGCGCCAGTACGAACCGATCCTGTACGGATGGCCCGAGGGTGCGCAACGCCACTGGTGTGGCGACCGCGACCAGGGTGACGTCTGGAACATCAAGAAGCCGCAGAAGAATGACCTGCATCCGACGATGAAGCCGGTGGAGCTGGTCGAGCGGGCCATCCGCAATTCGAGCCGCCCGGGTAACGTGGTGCTTGATCCGTTCGGCGGTTCCGGCACGGCGCTGATTGCGGCCGAGAAGTCAGGTCGCGTCGCGCGGCTGATCGAACTCGATCCGAAGTACGTGGATGTGATCGTGCGCCGGTGGGAGGACTTCACCGGCCAGACGGCTATCCGCGAGGCAGCAGACCAGGAAGTGTGCGCCAGTTGAATGGCTGACCGGGCTGCTTGGCCTCTTCTTCCTCGGCGATGCGCCGCAGCAGTTGCATCGTAGCGAGATCGCGGGGCAGTGCCGTGCACATCACGCGCACGGCCTGCTCGATGGAGACGTCCGGACGCCGGTTGGCAATCAGCCAACGCAGCGCCTGCTCCCGTTCGGTGGCGGGCGTTTTCATCAGGCGGCCATCTCGTCCCAGATTTCGCAGTGGATCACAAAGCCCGTCAGGTAAGGCAGGCCGCGCGGGATGCCGTACTGCTTGCTGGTCTGGCGGCCAATCCTCCAACCCATCCAGCGTTGGGTGGCGGCGTTGATCGCATCCTGCAAGGCTTGGCCTTGGTGCAAACCGTTCTGGACGTCGTCGGCAAAGTGGCGTCCGTGGCTGCTATCGAGGAAGATCCGAACCGATTCGAGGGGCTGGCTTGTGGCATCCGAGATGGCAGTCATGGCCAAGGGCCATGCGGCACTGGCATGTTCATTCATCGTGCCCCAAAAGCCCCAGGAATCGTTCTGGGTGGCGGGAATTGGGTTGGTGGTCATGGCGTTTTCTCCTTCGGGTTGATCGTTGCGATACCCGTAGTAACGCGCTGTTCGATTGAGAAGCCAAGCTGTACCCGGCCTCTTTCCCGATCAATTTCGATCACCCGAGACGGGCCACGTAGCGGGCGTAATCGCCGCCCTCGGGATTGATGTAGAGATAGGGGCGTCCGGGTGCAGTGACCTCGACACAGAGGTATCCGTCGCCGGTGCCACCGCCCTTGCCGCGCAGCCAGTCGCGTGACACCAGAAGGCTGCGCGCGAAGGTGTCGAATTCGGCGGTGGTCAGCTCCTTTGTTTCGGTGATGTAGACCTTGTGCTGATCGCTCCCGCCCAATTCTCCGAGGTCGGCGGGCTTGCGTGAAAACGGCAGGCGGATGCTCAACTCCTCGATCTGGATGCTCTGACCGCTGAATTGCAGGGTTCGCGGGGTGCGTTCGATGGTGATGGTCATGGTGCTCATGGCGGTTCTCCTTGTGATGCGTCGTCAATCACGACACCAGCATGAACGCGCTGTTAGATGGAGAAGCCAAGCGCGGCTTGGCTTCTTTTCAGATCATTCGACAAGGTAGAGATCCGCATCGGCAATGGTCTCGGTGTACCCGGCCGCGTGTAGCACGATCACCTTGCCGTCGCGCCAACCCTGGACGATGCCGGTGCGACGAACCGGCTCGCTGCGCGTGCTGTGATGGCCCGTGCTGATCTTGCGGTTGATGTAGTAAGCGACGCAGTCACCTTTCTTGAGGGTGTGGTGGATGCTCTCGATGGCGCTCATGGTGTTCTCCGGGTTGATCGTTGCAACACCCGTATGAACGCGCTGGCGGCAAGAGAAGCCAAGCTATTCGTGGCTGCTCTCGCCATCTTGTTTCAGGCGATGCGGTAGACCCGCTCGCCACCCTGCGGCTTGTCCGAGACGATGCTCAGGCCGAGCTTTTTCTTGAAGGCCCCGGCGAAGGTGCCGCGTACCGTATGCGCCTGCCAGCCGGTGGCCAGGCAGATCTGGCCAATGGTCGCGCCCTCGGGGCGTTGCAGCATCCGGATCACTTCGGCCTGTTTGCTGTTCTCGCGGGTGCGCGGTTTGGTTGGCTCCGCTGCGCTGTCCTTGGCCCACGAGTCCTCGGCTGCCGTCACGGCTTCCTCAATCTCGGGGTCGGCCTCCAGAGGCGCAAGTGCGGGACGAGCGCACCCCATTGCGTCGTAACCCTCGGCGGCAACGAACCAGTCGGTGCCGTCCGTTGTGATCAGTGCGCGGTTGAACAGGCCGTCGAGCACCTTCTTGCGCGCACCGCCTTTGAGATTGTCAGGGAACCAATCGATCTTGCCGCTGGTGTTGTGGATGGCGTAGGCCAAGACGGAATGCTGGGACAGGGTCAGTTGGGTGGTGGTCATGATCTGCTCCTTCGGGGTGGTTGATGACGATGTGATGAACGCGCTGCTCAGGAGTGAAGCCAAGCGTTTCTTGCTTGGCTTGCCGATCTTTCGGTCAGTCGTTGGCAATCTCCGACGCTGTCGCTTTGGGCATCGATGCGCCAAGTTCGACGCCCGCTTTGAAGGCCGCCTCCAGTGCGTCCTTGATGCACCAGACCGCCGTGTCGTGGAAATCGAGACTGTCCGATCTGCGCGTTTCCAGCGTCTCGATGCCGAGGTGCTTCTGCGCGATCAGGGAGAGGATGGTTTCGATCTGGCTCATGTCCGTGTCCTTTGATGGTGTTGATGACGAACGTATGAACGCGCTGTTCCCGATGGAAGCCAAGCTCAATCCGCAGGAATGACGAACAAATGATTGAAGGTGCCCCGAAGGGGAAATATGGGTATTTCGATTCGTGCCTACGCACGCCACCGAGGGGTGTCCGATGCTGCGGTGCGCAAGGCCATCGCTGCGGGGCGGGTCACGCCGGAGGCAGACGGAACGATTGATGCCGAGCGCGTCGACCGCGAATGGGCACGTAACTCCGATGCACCTCGCAATGGAACTGCCACCCGCGCCGTCAATGTCGCCGTCCCGGAATCCAGCGGGGCCACAGGAGATGGACCCGCAGCGTTGCCAGCAGGTGGCACGTCCTTACTGCAGGCGCGGACGGTCAACGAAGTGGTCAAGGCGCAAACCAACAAGGTGCGTCTGGCCCGCCTCAAGGGCGAGCTGGTAGATCGGCCGCAGGCCATCGCCCACGTTTTCAAGCTGGCGCGCTCCGAACGCGATGCATGGTTGAACTGGCCCGCGCGCATCTCGGCGCAGATGGCGGCCAAGCTCGGCGTCGATCCGCACACGATGCACATCGCCCTGGAGGCGGCGGTGCGTGAGCACCTGCAGGAACTGGGCGAGATGCGCCCAAGGGTGGATTGATGGACATGGACTACGAAGGTGCTGCAGAGATCGAGCGTGCGTGGCGTGAAGGATTGACGCCCGACCCGCTGCTCACCGTGTCCGAATGGTCGGATCGCCACCGGATGCTCTCCAGTAAGGCATCTGCCGAACCGGGGCGCTGGCGCACCAGCCGCACGCCGTACCTGAAAGCAATCATGGATTGCCTGTCGCCGACCTCCCCGGTCGAGCGCGTGGTGTTCATGAAAGCCGCCCAGCTTGGCGCGACTGAGATGGGATCGAACTGGATCGGCTACGTGATCCACCACGCGCCGGGCCCGATGATGGCGGTGTGGCCAACAGTAGAGATGGCCAAGCGCAACTCCAAGCAGCGGATCGATCCGCTGATCGAAGAGTCATCGGCATTGGCCGAACTGATTGCACCGGCGCGCAGCAGGGATTCGGGCAACACCATCCTGGCCAAGGAATTCAGGGGCGGTGTGCTGGTGATGACTGGTGCGAACAGCGCGGTCGGTCTGCGCTCGATGCCGGTGCGCTACCTATTTCTCGACGAGGTCGACGGCTACCCGCTGGACGTCGAGGGTGAAGGCGATGCGATCTCGCTGGCCGAGGCGCGCACGCGCACCTTCGCGCGGCGCAAGATCTTCATCGTCTCGACACCGACGATCTCAGGGGCGTCAGCCATCGAGCGTGAGTACGAGGCCAGTGACCAGAGGTGCTACTTCGTGCCGTGCCCGCACTGTTCGCATCGGCAGTGGCTGCGTTTCGAGCAGCTGTGCTGGGACAAAGGGCAACCGGAGACCGCTGCCTACATCTGCGAGTCGTGTGACACCGCGATTGCCGAGCACCACAAGACGTGGATGCTGGAGCACGGCGAGTGGCGCGCGATGATCACTGATGGCACGGGCAAGACGGCGGGCTTTCACCTGTCGTCGCTGTACAGCCCGGTGGGCTGGCGTGCTTGGCGCGAGATCGCCGCTGCGTGGGAGAGCGCGGTCAGCAAGGAATCAGGATCGGCCGCCGCCATCAAGACCTTCAAGAACACCGAGCTGGGCGAAACCTGGGTCGAAGAAGGTGAAGCGCCGGACTGGCAACGGCTGGTCGAGCGCCGCGAGGACTATCGCGTCGGCAGCGTGCCACAAGGCGGTCTGTTGCTGGTGGGCGCAGCCGACGTGCAGAAGGATCGCATCGAGGCCTCCGTCTGGGCCTTCGGGCGCGGCAAGGAGTCCTGGCTGGTCGAGCACCGTGTGCTGATGGGCGACACCGCCCGCGACACGGTATGGAAGCACCTCGCTGAAATGCTCTCCGAATCGTGGACACACGCCTCTGGCGCGGCGATGCCGCTGGCCCGCTTCGCGCTGGACACCGGCTTTGCCACGCAGGAGGCCTATGCCTTCGTGCGGGCCTGCCGCGATCCGCGCGTGATGGCGGTCAAGGGTGTGCCACGCGGTGCAGCCCTGATCGGGACGCCAACTGCCGTCGATATGTCGCAGGGCGGCAAGAAGCTGCGCCGAGGCATCAAGGTGTACTCGGTGGCGGTGGGCATCGCCAAGCTGGAGTTCTACAACAACCTGCGCAAGAGCGCCGATGTTGGCGAGGACGGATTGACTACGTTGTTTCCTGCCGGGTTCGTCCACCTGCCGAAGATCGACGCCGAATTCATCCAGCAGCTTTGCGCGGAGCAACTGATCACCCGCCGCGACCGCAACGGCTTCCCGGTGCGCGAGTGGCAAAAGATGCGCGAACGCAATGAAGCGCTCGACTGCTACGTCTACGCCCGCGCGGCCGCATCGGCGGCGGGCCTGGATCGCTTCGAGGAACGCCATTGGCGGGAACTGGAGCGACAACTGGGGCTGGCCAGTCCGCCTGCCCCTGAAACACCAACCGAATCAACCAACGAGGCCACCCAACGCGGTGGCCTCGCTGTTTCTGGCAACCGCAACACCGGTCGGCGCGTGATCAAAAGCCGCTGGCTGTCCTGACACCCCAAGGAGAAAACATGAGTCTTGCTACCCGTATCGAAAGCCTGGTCATCCGCGTCGCGCAGGAATTCAACGACGTCCGCGCCAAGGCAGGCAACCTGGCCAACCTCACCACCACCGACAAGTCTAATCTGGTCGCGGCCATCAACGAACTGCAGGCCGCCGTGGTGTCTTCTGCGGTAATTGATGACGCGCAGATTGCAACGACCAGCACTTACTCGTCCAACAAGATCGTCTCGCTGCTCGATGCGCTCAAGACCGAGATCTTGGGCGGTGCCGATGCCGCCTACGACACGCTGGTGGAAATCCAGCAACTGCTGCAGAACGGCACCAGTGGTCTGGATGCGCTGCTCGCCGCCGTCAACAACCGCGTGCGCTTCGATGCTGCGCAGTCGCTGACCGTCGCCGAACAACTCCAGGCGCGCAGCAACATCGGTGCCGTCGCGGCCAGTGATGTCGGCAACACCGACACCGACTTCGTCGCGGTCTTTGTGGCTGCGCTGGTCTGATGAGCCTCGCATCGCGCATCAGTGCGTTGGCCAGTCGTGTCGGGCTCGAGGTCAAGACCAAGATCGACGCCACCCACCCCGGCTTGGCCCGGGCGTGGGTGTGCTTCGGCTATGTCGGCACGCAAATCGTCGTGCGCTCGTCGCACAACGTGGCCAGCGTGACCCGAACGGCGGCTGGCCGCTACCGCGTGACCTTCGCTACTGCCATGCCGGATGCCAATTACTGCTGGACGGCGCTCGTCCGCAGCAGCACCAACAGCGGCACGCAGCGAATCGCCATCGTGCGATCCACCACCGACCAGAAGACCGCCCAGTACGTCGACATCAGTTGCGCCACCACGGCCGCATCGTTCGACGACTCCTCTGAAATCAACCTCACGGTGTTCCGCTGATGGCCTACACACAAGCACACCTCGACGCATTGGAAGCGGCGCTGGTCAAGGGCGAGAAGCGCGTGACCTTTGGCGACAAGACCGTCGAATACCGCAGCGTCGATGAACTCAAGGCCGCCATCGCGGCGGTCAAGCGCGACCTCTTCGAGCAGGCCGTGGACACCGGACTGTGGCCCGGTGCGCCTCGCCAGATCCGGGTCACTACGGGCAAGGGATTCTGATGGGCTGGATGACTCAGATTCGCCGTCGCCTGTTCGGTGGCACACCGTTCTACGACGGCATCGGCGGTGGTCGACGTGCGCTGGCATGGCAGGTCGGCAATCCCGGTGCGGTCGCGGTACTCGCGTTCACTCAGAACGAACTGCGCGCCAAGAGCCGCGATCTGGTGCGGCGCAATGCCTGGGCGGCTGCGGGTGTCGAGGCCTTCGTCTCGAATGCCATCGGTACAGGCATCAAGCCACAGAGCATGCTGACCGATCAGCTCTCACGTGAAGCCATTCACAGCCTTTGGCGAGATTGGTGCGAAGAAGCCGATGCTGCTGGTCTGACGGATTTTTATGGACTGCAGGCGCTGGCCTGTCGCGCCATGCTCGAAGGCGGGGAATGTCTGGTTCGGCTGCGCTACCGCCGCCCGGAGGATGGTCTGCCGGTGGGCCTGCAATTGCAGTTGCTCGAACCCGAACACCTGCCAGCCACGCTGAATCAGGAATTGGCCTCGGGAAACGTGATCCGCGCAGGCATCGAGTTCGACAAACTCGGGCGACGTGTGGCCTACCACCTCTACCGCTCGCATCCCGGTGACGGTTCGCTCGCGCCCATGTCCGGCACCGGCGGCATCGACACGGTTCGTGTTCTTGCCAGCGAGATCATCCACCTGTTTCGCCCCTTGCGGCCGGGACAGATCCGGGGGGAACCGTGGCTCGCTCGCGCGCTGGTCAAACTCAACGAACTCGACCAATACGACGACGCGGAACTCGTGCGCAAAAAAACCGCCGCGATGTTTGCAGGCTTCATCACACGCCTGTCGCCCGAGGACAACCTGATGGGCGAAGGGCTGCCCGACGCCAGCGGCGCAGCGATGGCCGGTCTGGAGCCGGGCACGATGCAGATTCTGGAACCCGGCGAGGACGTGAAGTTCAGCCAGCCCGCCGACGTCGGCGCGAGCTACGCCGAATTTCTGCGCATGCAGTTTCGGGCGGTGGCTGCGGCGATGGGCATCACCTACGAGATGCTGACGGGCGATCTGACGCAGGTGAACTACTCATCGATCCGGGCCGGTCTGCTTGAGTTTCGCCGCCGTTGCGAGGCCATCCAGCATGGTGTGATCGTGCATCAGCTGTGCCGCCCGATCTGGCGGGCCTGGATGGAACAAGCTGTGCTGGAGGCAGCGCTGCCGCTCCCCGACTTCAATCGTCGCAGGCGCGAGTACCTGTCGGCCAAGTGGATTCCACAGGGCTGGCAATGGGTCGATCCCAAGAAAGAATTCGACGCGATGCTGACCGCCATTCGCGCCGGGCTGCTGTCTCGCTCGGAAGCCATATCCGCCTTCGGCTACGACGCCGAGGACATCGACCGCGAGATCGCCGCCGACAACCAGCGGGCGGACGAGCTCGGTCTGGTCTTCGACTCCGACCCCCGCCACGACAAAGCTCCTCTGAGCGCTCCCATGAATGCGGCCGCCACGGTGGCAGTGCCGCAAGACCATCAGGACAACTGACATGCAGCTCATTCATCTGGCGTCCCGCCTCTACGGGACGCCGCTCCTCATTGCGCGCCCCAAACTCGACGTGATCCTCTCGGTGCTGGGTTCCCGCATCGGCTTGCCCGATCTGGACATGGCGATGCCGCTATCCGTCCCCCGGCAGATCACCGCAGCCAGCCCTGCCGGAATTGCGGTCATCCCAGTGGTCGGCACGCTGGTCAAGCGTTCGATGGGCATCGAAGCCGCCTCTGGCCTGATGTCCTACGGCGAGATCGAAGCCCGCCTGGATGCCGCCTTGGCCGACCCGCAGGTGACGGGCATCCTGCTCGATCTCGACTCGCCCGGCGGTGAGGCCTCGGGCGTGTTCGAGCTGGCCGAGCGCATTCGCGCCGCCAGTCAGATCAAGCCGATCTGGGCGCACGCCAACGACGCCGCTTACTCGGCGGCCTTTGCCATCGCGGCGGCATGCCAGCGCCTGACGCTGTCACAAACCGCAGGCGTCGGGTCGATTGGCGTGATCGCGCTGCATGTCGACCAGTCGGTGAAGGACGCCAAGGACGGCCTGAACTACACCGCCGTCTTCGCGGGCAGCCACAAGAACGATTTCTCACCGCACGAGCCACTCAGTCCGCAGGCCACCACCGCGCTACAGAGCGAGGTGGATCGGCTCTACGACATCTTCGTGAATCAGGTCGGACAAATGCGCGGCCTCGACCCGGATGCCGTGCGTGCCACCGAGGCAGGTGTGTTTTACGGCGAACAGGCGGTGGCAGTGGGCCTCGCCGACGCAGTAATGCCGCTCGAACAGGTGATGACTGAATTCACCGATGCGCTGGCCGCCAAGCAGAGGCTGACGCAGCCCGGCGTTGCACGCGCCTCGCCGCGAGGCCAGTCCCCGAAGCCTCTCTCAACCTCGCCCCGACCCCGACCTTTCACTCTGGAGAACACCATGAAAGAACCCCAAGACGACCACGACCGCCACGACAATCCGAGCGATCCGACCGACACAGACCCGCAGAGCGATCCGCCGCAGCCCGACGGTGATCCGCAACCGACGCCTGCGGCCCATGCGGCACTGGCGCAGTCCTTCGCCAGCGGGCGAGGTCAGGCGCAGGCCATCGCGGAGCTGTGCCTGATCGCAGGTCAGTCGCAACGCACGGCGGAGTTCCTGGCTGCGGGCTTTTCCGAAGCGCAGGTGCGCCGTGCCTTGCTCGAAACCCGGGCCGACCAGCCCGAAATCGCCTCTCGCATCACCGCCGACACCGGCATCACCACACGTCCTGAAGACAGCCCGGTGGTGGCCGCCGTCAAAAAACTCACCGCAAAGGAGTAAGCCATGACCGCCATCGCACAACCGAAGAATCTCGGGGATCTTCTGAAATACGAAGCGCCGAACCTGTACTCGCGCGACCAGGACACCGTCGCTGCCGCGCAGAACTTGCCTCTGGGCACCGTGGTGGGCCGCGAAACGGCCACTGCCAAACTCAAGGCCATCGATCCGACCGCCACCGACGGCTCTGAAACCACCGTCGGCGTGCTCGGCAACGACGTCGATGCAACCTTGATCGATCGCGAGGACGCCATCCTGATCGCCCGTCACGCCATCGTCGCGCGCGGCGAATTGGTCTGGCCGACCGGCATCAGCGCTGCGCAAAAGGCTGCGGCCATCGAGCAGCTCAAGGCACTGGGCATCGTGACCCGCGATAGCGCCTGATCCAGCCCGACACATCCACCTCACTCCCCCTGAAAACCCGCCACTGGCGGGTTTCGTCATTTCTGGAGATCCAAAATGCAGAACCCTTTTGAAAACCCCGGCTTCTCGATGGCCAGCCTGACGGCAGCCATCAATCTCATCCCCAACCGCTACGGTCGGCTGGAGGCCTTGAACCTGCTCCCGGCCAAGCCGGTGCGCACCCGACAAATCATCGTTGAAGAGTACGCCGGTCGCCTGAACCTGCTACCCACCCGCGCACCGGGATCGCCCGGCACGGTAGGTGAACGCGGCCAGCGCAAGCTGCGCTCCTTCGTGATTCCGCACATCCCACACGACGATGTGGTGCTGCCCGAGGAGGTGCAAGGTCTGCGCGCCTTTGGTTCGGAAACCGAGATGGAGGCCATTGGTGGCGTCATGGCCCGGCATCTGGAAACCATGCGCAACAAGCACGCCATCACCTTGGAGCACCTGCGCATGGGGGCGCTCAAGGGGCAGATCCTCGATGCCGATGGCAGCGAACTGATCGATCTGTTCGACGCGTTCGAGATCACCCCAGAGACGGTTTCCTTCGAACTCGGCGCGGGAGGCACCAACGTCAAGGCCAAATGCTCCGCTGTGCTGGCCAAGATCGAGGACAACCTCAAGGGCGAATTCATGAACGGCGTGCACTGCCTGTGCTCGCCCGAATTCTTCGCCTCGCTGACTGGCCACGCCAAGGTCGAGAAGGCCTTCGAGAACTGGCAGAACGGCGCGATCCTGATCAACGACGTGCGCGCCGGATTCACCTATGGCGGCATTACCTTCGAGGAATACCGAGGGCAAGCCACCGATGCCAATGGCAATACGCGCCGCTTCATCGCCGCCGGTGAGGCCCACGCGTTCCCGCTGGGCACGGTGGACACCTTCGCCACCTACTTCGCGCCTGCCGATTTCAATGAAACGGTGAACACGCTGGGGCAGTCGCTGTATGCCAAGCAGGAGCCGCGCAAATTCGACCGGGGCACCGATCTGCACACGCAATCGAACCCGCTGCCGATGTGCCATCGCCCGGGCGTGCTGATCAAGCTGACCTCCGCCTGATGGACGTTGCGACGTTCTACGAAGCAGCCCGCAACGCCGGGCTGCTGACGCCGGTCACGGTTGCGGGCGGAACGGTGCACTGCGCCTTCCGCGCTCCGGACGAAACCGTGCTCGATGGTTTCGCACTCTCGCGGGACTACCAGCTCGACTACCCAGCTTCATGGCTGACGTTGGTTGCCGGGAACGCGGTCGAGATCGCGGGCGTGACCTATCAGGTGCGCGACGTGCGCGCCATCGGCGACGGCACCGAGCGTCGCGCCTCGCTCTCCCAACTCTGAGGAAACCACCATGAACTCTGTCCGCGAGCGCATCTTGCGGGAGGTCGTCGCGCGCCTGTCATCTGCGATTGCACCGACTCCGGTGCTGCGCATGCCCGCCGTGCCGGTCACCCGTGAGGCCAGTCCCGCGCTGTTGCTGTTCGCCGACGGCGACAGCATCACCGCCCACGCCAACCACCTGGTCGACAGGCTGCTGATCGTTCGGCTTGCCGTGGTGACGCGCGGCGCGGATGCCTTCGACGTGGCCGATCTCGCACTAGTCGCTGCCCACGCGGCCTTGCTGGCCGACCCGAATCTCGGTGGGCTGGCCATCGCCGTGCGCGAGATCGATTGCGAATGGGAATTCGATGACGCCGACGCCGCTGCCACTGCACTCCCAGCCCGATACGAAATCCGCTACCGCACCCACGCCACCGATCTCACCCAAACAGGATGAACCCATGCAAATCGAACTTCTGAAACCCCACACCCACGCAGGCAAGCGCCTCGTCGTTGGTGATCGCTTCGACCTGAATGACGCCAGTGCCCGCTGGTTGGTCGCGCAGGGCGTGGCCAAGACCGCTACGGCGTCCGCCACACCCACCACTGATTCCAAACCCGCCCGCCGTGATGCCACGTCCGGTGTTTCCACAACTGCAGCCACCCAAGGAGACTGAACATGGCTTACTTTTCTGGACAAGGCCGCGTCTACATCGGCGCACGCGATGAACTCGGCAACCCCGCCGGACTGACCTTCGTCGGCAACGTGCCCGAACTGAAGGTGTCGCTGTCGGTGGACACCATCGAGCACCAAGAAGCGCAGTCGGGCCAGCGCCTGACCGACCTGCAACTCATCAAGACCAAGAAAGGCGAGTTCGCCTGCACGCTGGAAGAACTGATCGCCACCAATCTGGCGTTGGCGCTCTACGGCACCACGACCACGATCACGCCCGGCACGGTAACCGGCGAGCTGCTGCCCAACCCGGTCACGCCGGGCAGTCTGTATCCGCTGGCCATGCAAAACGTATCGGCCGTGCAGATCCAAGACTCGGATGCCACGCCCCAGACGCTCCCGGCCAGCCAGTACAGCGTCAATGCCAAGCACGGCTCGCTGGTGGTGCTGGATGCCACGTCGGGTGGCCCGTACACCGAGCCGTTCACGGTCGATTACGCCTATGGCGCAGCGCAGAGCACGGCGATGTTCACCCAGCCGCTGCCCGAGCGCTGGATTCGCTTCGAGGGGCTCAACACCGCCGACGGCAACCGCGAGGTGGTGATCGACCTCTACCGCGTGGCCATCAACCCGGCCAAGGAACTCTCGATCATCACGGACGAACTGCTGAAGTTCGAGCTGTCGGGCCAAGTGCTGGCGGATCTGACCAAGCCGGTCGGTGGTGATCTCGGTCAATTCGGCCGTCTGGTGCTGTTGTGATGGATGACTTCAAAACCTTCCCACCTGCACCGGTGGTTGTAACGCTGTCCGGCACCGCGCTGGAACTGACGCCGATCAGGCTGGGCGAATTGCCACGGCTGCTGGCCGTGGTGCGTCCGCTGGTCGAGGAGATCAGCAGTGATCCGGACTGGATGGCGCTGTTCGCGCGGCACGGCGATGCCGTGCTCGATCTGCTGGCGATCACCACCCGGCGTGAGCGCACGTGGATCAACGACCTGTCGTTGGAGGACGCCGTGCTTCTGGCCGCCGCCGTGTTCGAGGTCAACGCGGATTTTTTCGTGGCGCACGTCGTTCCGGCGGTTCAGGGCGCGGCTCAGCGACTCGCCCCGACGCTGCGCTCGCTGACGAACTCGGCTGGGACGCTGCCGTCGCCCGTCTGATCCGCGCCGGGCACCGCCTTGGCGACGTGATGGCCTACACGCTCACGCAGGCGCAAGCCTTTCTGGATGTCGACGGACAGATCGAACGGCAGCAGCTTGCCCAGCTGCTCGGCATTCATGCCGTGGCAGCCCAGGGCGAGAAGCGTGGCATCGAACAATTGCAACGCGATCTGCTCAAGGACTGAAAAACGTGCGCCTGTCACTGACCACCACCGGCCTGCTCGATCCACGCCAGTTGGCGGCTTGGAGCGCCGAGCGGCGTCGCGCCATCCACACTGCCGTCGCCAAGGGCATGCAATCGGGCGGGCGTGAGGTGCGTGACGCGGCGCGATCCGAGATGCGCAACGCCTTCACCGTGAAGCGCAACAGCTTCATCTCCTCGATGGGTGTGAAGGTGTTCGACAAGAAGCCCGAACAGCTGCCCGCCTTGCTGGTGGGCAGCAAGATTCCTTGGCTCGGTCTGCATGAGAAAGGCGGCACGGTGAGCGGCAATTTGCTGATACCTCTGCTGCCCGGGCGCATCGGCCCCAAGCGCTTCAAGGCGGTCATTGACGGCCTGATGCGCTCGGGCAATGCCTTCTTCATCGAGAAAAACGGTCGCGTGCTGCTGATGGCCGAGAACATCAAAGAGAACGCCGGGCAGCTGGGCCGCTTCAAACGTGCCGAGCGTGGTCGTACCGGGGCCAAGCAGATCAAGCGTGGCCAGGAGATTCCCATCGCCGTGCTGGTCAAGCGCGTCGATCTCAAACGACGACTGAATCTGGCGGGTGGCGTGCAACGCGCACTGCCTGCCTTGGCGCGGGCGATTCAACAAGAACTGGACAAAGTCTGATGGCAAGCAATCGTGCCCAAATCCTGATCAGTGCCGTCGACCAGACCAAGACCGCTTTCGACTCGATCAAGCGCGGGCTGGGCGGCCTCACCGACACCGCCAAGAGCGTCAACGGCGTGCTGGCCAACCTCGGGGTGGCTGTCTCCGTGGCCGGTCTGACCGCGATGGTCAAATCGGCCATCGACACTGGTGATGCGCTGGACGAGATGTCGCAACGTGTCGGTGTCAGCGTCGAGACCCTGTCGGTATGGAAACCGGCAGCCGAGCAGTCCGGTGTGTCCGGCGAATCGTTCGAGAAGGGGCTGCGCAAGCTGTCCACCACGATGCTGGAAGCCGCGACTGGGTCGGAAGATGCCGCGCGCGGATTCTCTGCCGTGGGTGTCGAGTTCAAGAACCAGGACGGCACCCTGCGGGCCACCGATCAGGTGCTGCTCGATCTGGCCGAGCGCTTCAAGGCCATGCCCGATGGCGCGGAGAAAACCGCCCTGGCCGTGCAACTGTTCGGCAAGTCGGGAGCCGAGCTGATCCCGTTCCTGAATCAGGGGCGCGACGGCATCAATGAGCTCGCCGCCGAGATGCAGGCGCTCGGCGTGCAGATGAGTAGTGAGACTGCGGCGCAGGCGGGCAACTTTAACGATGCGCTCGACAAGCTGAAACTGGCCACCACCAGCATCGGCAACCAGATCATCGCGTCCTTGCTGCCCGCCCTGAACGATATGGCCGGTGGCATGGTCGAGTCGGCCAAGCAAGGCGGCACACTGCGCGCGATCCTGGATGGTGTGGTGCTGGTGCTCAAGACCCTGGCGCTCGGTGCCGCCACCGTCGGCAAGGCCTTCGTCGCCTTGGGCGAGGCCATTGGTGCCGGTGTGGCGGCGGCGGTCGAGGCGCTCAAGGGCAACACCGATGGGGCCAAGGCCATCATTGCCGACCTCAAGGGCAATCTGGTCAAACGGCTGGATGAACTGGCGTCCTTTCGTGACAGCCTGTTCGACCCCAAGCCCATCGAGGTCAAGGCACCCAAGATCCAGGCCGATCCGGAACTGCTTCAGCGCCTGACCAAGCCCAAAGCCGTCAAGCCAGCGCAGGACACGACCGGCGCGCTCAGTACAGCAATGAGCACGCTGATGAAAGCGCAGCTGGACGCCGAGTTCGCCCTGCTCAAGGACGGTCTGACCCGGCAACAAACTGCGCTGGATGCTGCACTCGAAGACCGTCTGGTTTCGGTGCGCGACTACTACACGCAGAAAACAGCCATTGAGCAGCGCGAGGTCGATGCCGAGATTGCTCGCAAGCAGCAGGAGCTGGCCCGCAGTCAGCAAGTCGCCGCCACGGGCAAATCGGAAAACGACCGATTGAAAGCCAAGGCCGAGGTCGCCAAGGCGGAAGCCGACCTCATCACGCTCAACAACCGGCGCACGGACATCGAGCAGGCCAATGCGCGCAAGGCAGCGCAAGCCGAGCGTGATCTGGCCGATGCCTTGGCGCAGGCGCGTGAGGAACTGGCACAGATCACAGGCACGGCTACAGATGCCGACCGGCAAGCTGCCATCGAGCGCAGTTACCGCGATCTGCGGGCACGTCTCGCTGCAGAAAGTGATGCCGACGGCGTGTCGCTCGTTGACCGACTGATCAACGTGAAGGCGGCGCAAGCGAACCTATCCGCACTGGAAACCCAATGGCGGCAGGTCACCGAGCGTCTGCGCAATGCGCAGGAGGCCCTTCAGACCCAGCAGCAGGCCGGGCTGCTAACCGAAGCACAGGCGCGTCAGCAGATAGTGGCCTTGCAACAGCAATCAGCCACAGAAATGGAGCGCTTGTTGCCGACCATGCAGCAAGCCGCGCAGGCCATCGGGCCGGATGCGGTGATTCGCGTGCAGGCGTGGCGCAACGAGCTGGATCGCACCCGGCTCACGGTCGATGAAATGGCCCCGCTGTGGAATCGCATCGGCGAGAGTTTTGGCGGCGCGCTCAACGGGATGATCACTGGTGCGCAGACCTGGCGCAGTGCCTTGTCGAGCATCTTCCAGCAGGTGGCCGATGCCTTCCTGCGGCAGATCGTGATCCAGCCGTTTCAGCAGTGGATTGCCATGCAGGCGCGGATGCTGGCGCTCAAGCTCGGTTTCATCCAGCAGGAGCAGACCGTCGATGCGGCGGCCAGCGCCGCCAAGGTCGCCCAAAAGACCACCGAAACCACCGCCGTGGTGTCGATGGATGCAGCCAAGGCGGGAGCCGGGGCGGCGGCGTCGCAGGCTTCCATTCCCTACGTTGGCCCGGCGCTCGCGGTGGCCGCGATGGTAGCCATGGTCGCCGCCGTGATGGCGCTCTTGGGTGGCATCAAGAAGTTCGCGGGTGGTGGTCTGGTCTCCGGGCCGGGCAGCGCCACGTCGGATTCGATCCCGGCGCGCCTGTCGGCAGGCGAATACGTCGTGCGTGCAACCGCCGTGCGCCAAGTCGGCGTGGCCTTCCTCGACTCGCTCAACGGCTTGTCGGCCGGCCCACGTTTCAAGGGTGGCGAACTGGCCTTCGCAGCGGGCGGGCTGGTACCGGAGGTGAAAGTGCCGCCCGCGCAGCCGCAGATGAATCAGGCCGTGCGCATCGTCAACGCGGTCGATCCGGGTGTGACCCACGACCACCTGCAGTCGCCTGCCGGAGAGAAAGTCATCGTCAACATCATCGGGCGCAATGCACGGGCCATCCGCTCGGCGCTCCAAGGCTGAATTTTGAGGGGAAAGTCCAATGGCACTACTGTTCATCGACGGATTCGATCACTACGACCCGCAGGCCGTGGACAGCTTTGGCGATCCGTGGCTTGCGCGTGGCAAGGCGGCGTATCTGTCACCGCAGGCCACCCGGATCAATGGCCGTCGTCCGTCCTCCTATGCCCTGCGTTTGCCGGAAGGTTCTGGCGGTGGCTACGTCAAGAACCTCGACGCCACCAAGACCAGCCTGATCGTTGGGGCGGCTATTCGCGTGGTGCCGTACCAGAACACCTACACCGAGCCCTTGCTGCTGGGCGTGCGTGATGCCAACTCGCAGGTCGCGCATCTCGTGAAAATCGGCGAGGACGGTCGGCTCAAGCTCTACCGCTGGCAATACGGCTATGACCAGTTGATCTCTGTCTCAGTCGCCAGCGTTCCGGCGCGCGGCTGGCACTACATCGAGTTGCAGGTCACGCAAGGCACCAGCAACGGTGTGCTGTCAGTGCGCATCAACGGCATCCTGGCCATCCAGATGACCGCGCAGAACACCATTCAGGGCGGCGGCCAACTGCTCACGGCATTCGCAGGTGCGGTGCCCGGCCAGAATTGTCCGCTGACCATCGACGTCGACGACTTCTACATCGCCGATACCAGCGGCACGATCAACAACACCCTCCTCGGTGATGTGCGCGTCGATGCCTTGCAGGCTCAGGCCGATGGCAGTTTGAACCAGTGGACTCCCAGTCCGGTCGGCACTGCTGCCTGGGAAGCCGTCAGCGACGAGGACGAAGCCACAGCGATCAGTGCGCCCAACGTGGGGCTGCGCCAGTCCTTCGATGTCGAGCCGCTGCCTGTAATGGCCACGCCCGCCATCTACGGTGTGCAACTGACCATGCTGGCGCGCAAGACCGACGCGGGGCTGGGCAAGGTCAAAGGACTCGTGGTCAGTGGTGCGCAGAGCGCCGTCAGCACCGACATCATCCTGCAGGAGCAACTGGCGTGGCAGAGCACGCTGTTCGAGCGCAATCCGAACGGCAACGTGCAGTGGACGGAAGCAGCCTTCAATGCCGCTGAGTTCGGAGCTGAGTCGGCATGACCGACCGCGTCGTCGTTCAGGACATCGCGGAGACTTCCAGCAAGCCGACGCCCGGAAGTGAACTGCCGGAATTTCAGGGCGAAGTGCTGTCGCGCGCATCGTTCGGAGCCAGCGCGGCCACCTTCACTCCCGAAACCGCCATTGCTCCGGTTCCGCCCAACTTGGCGGCGAACTGGCTTGCCGAGTCTCTGGCGTACCCGTGGCCGCCCATCGACGCTCCGGCGTTCCTGATAGAAGTGCTGCGCCGGGACACGGCATCCAGCGCCATCGTTGCGACAGGTATGGACGCCTTTGGCGACCAGCCGTGGCCGGATGCGCAACGCGGCGTGTTTGCCTTCCGCCACGACTGGGCCGAGCCCCTCGTCGAACGGCTGGAGTGGCAGACCAGTGTGGTGAGGCTGGCCAGCGGCAACGAATCGCGACAGGCCCGGCGACGCGTTCCCGGGCGTTTGCTCACCTACAAGGTCGGCAACGCGCGCCAATCCGATGCGCTGGTCGCCGACTGGCTGGCCGACCATCTGGGCAAAACGGCATGGTGGCCGCTGCCGCAGTACGCCGTTCACCTCACCCAATCCGCCGAACGTGGCGCGCTGGCGCTCGATGTGTCGGATGCGGACTGGCGGCATTTTGGCCCGCCAGCAGCCGCACTGCGGCTGACCAACGATGGCGTGCAAGGCTGGCAGAGCGATGAACGCTGGGTGCTGATCATCGCGGCTGATGGCTGGCAAGTCGCCCAACTCAGCGACGTGGAAAGCGATCTGTTGTGGCTGGCCGAGCCCTTGGCGCGTGCTGCCGGAGCCGGTAGCAGCGTGATGCCATTGATGTGGGGCTGTGCAGTCGATCCGGCGGATTTGACCCAGTGGGTGCCGGGGATGGTCGGTGGCAGTGCCACGGCGACCATCACCCCCGCGCAAACGCCGGACATGGATGTCCTCGACGATCCGTGGCTCGACGAGATTCCGGTCTGGCCCGATGGCAACTGGCGTGACGATCCTGCCGCTGCGGTGGCCGGGGTCATCACGCGCCAGGATTTCTCGCCTGCCGATCCTTGGGTACGCCGCGACGATCCGTGGCCTGCCACCACCTTCCAGCGCCGCTATCTGGCCAGCACACCCGAGGAAATCGAGATCTGGCGGGCGCGACTGTGGCGCACACAGGGGCGACTGGAAGCCTTCTGGCTGCCGGATGGTTTGGCTCCAGTGCTGTGGGTGACTGCCGAGGCCGATCCCGAGGACGGTTTCCTACGTGTGACGGGAGATGACGTCTCTGCTTTCTGGCATCGCCCCGCAGCGTGCCTGATCGTGCATCCGGACGGCACCCGGCAATACGTCCTGACGGCGACCTGCCATCTGGATCAGGGCGGTGTGCTGGTGCTGCGCTCGGGCCTCGATGAATGGGTGCCTGAAGGTAGCCGGGTGATCCGACTCTCTCGTTGCCGCCTCGACCACGACGCTGTCGAGCTGTACTGGCACAGCCCAGCGCTGGTTGAGATCACGCTGACGGCGCGGCAGTTGCCCGAACCGCGTGGCAACGACCGCCAAACCTACGAGGGAGAGTGACGCCCATGAGTCAAAACCCTCTGATGGAAGTCGAGTTATACGCCTTCACTAGCGCCAGCGGAGAGTTCCTGCTGACGCCTCACGAGTTCGACGTCGACCTCGACGGCAATCTGTACACAAGCCTTTCCATCGAGCGCAACGAACTGGCACTGGGTGCCGAGGCAGCCAAATCAGCGCTGGATCTCAAGCTGCCACCCGACGGCGATCTCGTGCGCCATCTGTTGGCCACGTCGCTCACCGGGGAAACCACCGCGATCACGCTGCGCATCGCGCGGCGCGACACCTGGGGCGACTACTGGTGGCTGTCGGGCACGCGCTGGATGGGCCGGGTGCTGGGCGTCGAGATTGCCGACGACGTAGCTCGCGTTCGCTGCGAAAGCGCGCAAGTCAGTTTGAAGCGTATCGGCCTGCGTCGCCTCTACAGCCGCAAGTGTTCGCACGTCCTGTATTCGAGCGCCTGCGGTGCATCACCCATCACCGCCAGCGCCTTCGTGAGCAACAGCTCCGGCCGCAACGTGGAGCTTGATGGCGGCGTGCCAGGCAGCGTGAGTGGCGGCGTTGCCGGTGGCTGGCTGCAAACACCCGAAGGAGCTCGCCACATGATCGTCAGCGACTACGGCAGCGGCGTGGAGTTGCTCTATCCCGTCGCCATCGAGCCCGGCACAGAGGTGCAACTGACGGTCGGCTGCGACCACAGCACGGAAACGTGCGCGTCCCGCTTCGGCAACCTCGATAACTACGGCGGCTTTCCCGCCATCCCGAGCAAGAACCCGTTTTCGACGGGCGTGTTTTGAATCCCCGGAGAAATTGCCATGTGGTACCTCGTCGTCATCGTGGTGGCGGCGCTGGTTTCGGTTGCGCTTGCCCCGAAACCGCCCGAGCCCAAACCTGCGTCGCTCTCAGATGTCGATGCACCCACCGCAGAAGAAGGCCGACCGATTCCCGTCGTGTTCGGCACGGTGCTGCTGCGCGGCTCCAACGTCGTCTGGTACGGCGATCTCGAAGCCGATCCGATCAAGAAGAAAGGTGGCAAGAAGTGAGCACATCGACTGTCATCACCATCGATCATGTGCGCGCCGTTGGCCTGTGCGTGAACGGCACACGCACATGGTTCGCCCGTCACGATCTGGATTTCCGCACCTTCCTGCGCGATGGCTGTGATGCCGAAACCTTGCTGGCCACGGGCGATGCAATGGCCCAGCGCGTGGTCGAACACGCCCGCAATCGATCCACCACGCCGGAGCAAAACTGATGGGTGGCAGCAGCAAGAAGCAAACCGTCGGCTACCGCTACCGGATGGGACTGCATCTGGCTCTATGCCAAGGGCCCGTCGATGCCGTGCAGGAGATCCAGATGGGCGACCGCACCGCGTGGGGCGATGCCGACCGCGCGCCGCTGTCCTCCGGGCATGGTTTGACCAGCATCAGCATCAACAAGCCCGATTTGTTCGGCGGCGACTCGCGCGAAGGCGGTGTGGTCGGCACCATCGATGTGCTGTCTGGCCATGCCGGTCAAGGCCGTAACGACTATCTGATGAGCCGCCTCGGCAGCGCCATTCCGGCCTTCCGGGGCGTGCTGTCGTTGGTGGCCCGGAAGATCTTGTTCGCGGCCAACAACCCTTACATCAAGCCGTGGGCGGTGCGTGTTCGCCGCTTCAATGCCGGTTGGCATGATCACGCATGGATGGGAGATTCCGAAATCCGCACTTGGGATAACGACGAGGGTCGCGAGATCAGCGTGGGCATGAACCCGGCCCACATCCTGGTGCAATGCCTCACCGATCCGCACTGGGGCATGGGCTATCCGCAGGACACCATCGGCTGGAGTTTCTGGAATGCCGCGTGGGCGCTGTCCAGCGAAGGCTTCGGCCTCAATCTGATCTGGACGCGCCAGCAGCCCATCGAGAGTTTCATCGGTCAGGTGATCGACCACATCGGCGGGATTCTCTACACCGACCCCGAGCAAGGTACCTTCGAGCTCAAGCTGCTGCGCGACGACTACTGGATCGACAGCCTGCCGCAGTTGGGCCCCGACGAGATCGTGCGGCTAGAACGCTTCGAACGAGCCCAGTGGGGCGAACTGCCCAACGAACTGACCGTGGTCTACACCGACTGGCAAACCGGCGGCGACACCACCGTCACCGTAGAAAACCTCGCCGCCATCCAGTTGCAGGGTGGCGTGATCAACCAGCGTCGTGACTATCCCGGCGTCAACCATGGGTCGCTAGCCGCCCGGCTGGCGCTGCGTGATCTGCGAGCCTTGGGTTCGCCGCTGGCGAGAATGAGTCTGACGGTCGCACGCGACACGTTGGAACGCGCGCCGCTGCCGGGTGATGTGTTCCTGCTGAACTGGCCGCGCTTGGGTGTCGATCAGATGGTGGTGCGCGTCACTGGCATCGATACCGGAACCTTGGGCGCAGCCGAATGGCGCATCGAAGCCATGGAGGATGTATTCGGCATGAGCAATACCGTGCTCTCACCCCCACCGCCACGCGTCGATGAACCGACCATCGAGCCGCTACCGCCATCACTGGTGCTGGCCGTCGAGGTGCCGTATTGGGAACTGGCCCGACGCTTGTCGCGTGCCGATCTCGCGTACCTGACCGACACGGACACCTATCTCGGCGCGCTGGCGGCCGCAGGCGGTACCGGTCAACTGAACTGGCAACTGGCCACCGGTACTTCGAGCGGCGATCTCGCTTCCGTCGTCGGCGAGGACTATGCGCCGCTGCTCACGCTCGATGCCGCCTTGCCTGTCACCGAGCATGATGCGCTGGCGGTGTCGGTGACAGCCGTCAGTCAGCCGGAAAGATTGGCCGTGGACGATTACGCCTATCTGGTGGACGCCGGAGGGGCCATTCGGGAAGTGGTCGCGATTCTGGCCGTCGACACGGCCAATGCAACCATCGACCTTGCGCGCGGCGTGCTCGACACCACGCCGCAATCCCATGCTCTGGGCACACGGCTGATCGGCGTGGGTGAATGGCTGGCCTCGGAGGGCGCTGAGCGCGCACCGGGTGAATCAGTGTTCGTTGGCGCAATTCCGCGCACATCGACCGACCAAGGCGATCCGGCACTGGCCATCAATGCCCAGCCAATCGTGCTGGCCGGTCGGCAGGCGCTGCCGTATGCGCCCGGTCGTATCCGGCTCAATGGCCAGACCGAACCTGCCGTGGTGGCCGGTGACCTGACCGTCGCGTGGGCACACCGCGACCGCACGCAGCAGACCGCCTACCTCGTTCAGCAAGACGAGGGCGACATCGGGCCGGAACTGGGTGTGACCTACACGGTGCGCATCCGTAATCGCAACGGCGTTCTGGCGCACACCACATCTGGTCTGACCGGAACGACATTTGTCTGGAGCGCCGCAGTCGCTGCGCCCGAGGCCGGTGCGCTGGGCGACCGAATTACCGTGGAGATCAGCGCCGAGCGTGATGGTCTGAGCAGCTGGCAACCGCAGGTGCGAGCCATGGATCGGACGGGCTACGGCCTGCGCTGGGGCCAGTATTGGGGAGGTGTGTGATGGAAGCACCAATGGAACCACGCATCGATGTTCATCTGCTCACCCTGAACGAACCTGCCGAATGGCGTGAGGCCTGTATCGCCAGCCTCGACGGCGCGCCGATCCAGTTGCGCGTTCTGCCCGGTATCCCCGGGCGAATCGGTGAAGCACGCACCGCTGGCTACGCACAAGGCACGCTGCCGCTGGTGTCCTTCGTCGATCCCGATGATCTGTACGAAGCGAGCGCCTTCACGCAACTGGCCGATGCGCTGAATGCCTGCCCGCAGGCAGTGATGGCCTACACCGATGAGGCATTGACGGACGAGGCTGGCCGGGATATCGCCGTGCGGCGTCTGGCCTACAGCCGCTGGCAGCACGCCAACAGCGCCAGCCACGTTCACGGCCTGATCGTGATGCGGCGCTCCGCCGTGGAAGCCGTACTCAAGGAAACCGCCGACCTCAACAACTTTGCCGACTGGCTGCTGACCCTGCTCGTGGCCAAGCGTGGTGGCGTGCTGTACCTGCCCATCGTTGGGCGTCACTGGCGGCAGCACCCGCAGCAAAGTCACCGCACCGGCGATCCGGAAGCAGTCCTGCGCATTCGCCAAGCATCGAATCTCTGGAGATAGACCATGTCATCAATCGACCCGAACCTTGGACTCAACTATGGCTGGACGCTCGGAGAGAGCGGCTGGGACACCGGCATGGATGCCAACCTCAAACGCCTCGGCGCGGTGGTCGGCCTGTCCGTGAAAGACCGTGACCTGACCACGCCACCGGCCAGCCCTGCCAACGGCGACCGCTACCTCATTCCTGCCGCCGCCACGGGCGTGTGGGCAGGCAAGACCAACCAGATCGCCGTGCGCATCGCCGATGCCTGGGAGTACCACACGCCCAAGATCGGCTGGCTTTGCTACATCGAGGACGAGGCCAAGCTCTCGGCCTTCAAGTCCACCGGCTGGAGCGCAGGCCTCGCCATCTGATTTCCCTTCCTTCGCCCCCACCAGAAACCCGCCCCCGAGGCGGGTTTCGCATTTCTGGAGAACGCCAATGACCGAACCTGAACAACAACAGCCCGCGCACGTGGAGAACATGCTGCTCTTGCGCCGCGAGGATTTCGACGAACTGCTGGCCCACGCCGCTGAGCGTGGAGCCGAACGGGTTCTGGCCCACCTCGGGCTGGAAAACGGCCACGCAGCCCGTGACATCCGCGAACTGCGCGACCTGCTGGAAGCCTGGCGTGACGCCCGGCGCACCGCGTGGCAGACCACCGTCAAGGTCATCACCACCGGCATCCTGGCCGCACTGCTGGTTGGTGCTGCCATCAAGCTCAAACTGATGGGAGGCCCGCAATGATCGAGACACTACTTGGCGGCCTCCTTGGCGGGGCCTTCCGTCTTGCGCCTGAAATCCTCAAATGGCTCGACCGCAAGGGCGAACGCGGCCACGAACTGGCAATGCAGGACAAAGCGCTGGAGTTCGAGAAGATTCGCGGCGCGCAACGGATGTCGGAAATCGGCGCGGGAGCCGACGCCGCGTGGAATGTCGGGGCCATCGAAACCCTGCGCGAAGCCGTCCGCACTCAGGGTGAGAAGACCGGTGTGCGCTGGGTCGACGCATTGAGCTCCAGCGTCCGCCCGGTCATCACCTACTGGTTCATGGCTCTGTACTGCGCCACCAAGACGGCAACAGTCGCAGCCGCCGTGACAGGTGGTGCAGGCTGGGGCGTTGCCATCCTGTATGCCTGGACGGAGGCTGATCAGGCCCTTTGGGCCGGGGTGCTGAACTTCTGGTTCCTCGGGCGCGTGTTCGACCGGGTGCGACCGTGATCGCAGTACCGCAAACAGCCATCGAGCTAGCCAAGCGCTTCGAGGGGTTCGAACGCAAGGTCAAGCGCGGAGTCGAGATCACCGCCGTTCCCTACATCTGCCCAGCAGGCTTCTGGACGATTGGGTACGGCCATCTCTGCGATCCCAAGCACCCACCGATCACCGAGGCCGAAGCCGATGTCTATCTGGCGCGCGATCTCCAATCGGCACTTGCCGCCACGCTGCGCTACTGCCCGGTGCTGGCCACCGAGCCCGAAGGGCGGCTCGCCGCAATCGTGGATTTCACCTTCAACCTTGGCGCTGGGCGGTTGCAGACCTCAACGCTGCGGCGACGGATCAACCAGCGGGACTGGGCTGTCGCCGCAACGGAGCTGCGGCGCTGGGTCTATGGCGGCGGGAAGGTGCTGCCGGGATTGGCGGCACGGCGCGAAGCAGAGATCACGTCGTTGTTCGGCTGACATTCGGCTTGGCGCGATGTCGGATCGCCACCAAGACTTAGCAGTCAATCGCATCAAACCACGCCAAATCATGCCAAACCAGACTTATTCAGATTTACTACGAGCATAATCCGTGCGATCATTGTCAAGCTGCCCTAATTACGACTTTTGATGGAACCCCATGTCATGTCAGATCGCTGGTTGTCGGTCGAAGAGATCGCCGAGTACCTCGGCGTGAGCAAGGACACCGTTTATGCCTGGATCAGCAAACGGAACATGCCTGCTCACCGAATCGGTCGACTTTGGAAGTTCAAGTCAGAGGAAGTCGATGAGTGGGTGCGCTCTGGTGGCGCAGCAGAAAGCGAAGGTCGAGGCAAAGAATGATTGACTTGCTATCGATGGGTTTCGATCGCCTCATCCTGTGGTCGAAACGAAATGAGGATTGTTGAAATGACGAAAATTTCTTGTGTTGATTTGTTCTGCGGGGCGGGCGGGCTGACGCATGGCTTCGTGCTCGAAGGCGTACCGGTCGTTGCTGGCATCGACATGGACCCCGCTTGTCGCTTTCCCTATGAGGCGAACAACAGCGCCAAGTTTGTAGAGCGAGACATCAGCAAGGTCACCACCGCCGAGCTGAATGCACTGTTCGGTGATGCCGACTTGAAGATCCTTGCAGGGTGCGCACCTTGCCAGCCATTTTCCACCTATGCACAACGCTACGAGCTCGACGGCAAGGATGGGAAATGGGGGCTCTTGTACGAGTTCGCTCGTCTAGCCAAGGGCTCCCGGCCAGACGTCATCACGATGGAGAACGTCCCAACCGTTGCCAAGCACGAGGTGTTTCACGACTTCGTCGATACGCTGAAGCGACTCGGTTACAACGTGTGGTTCGATGTCGTCGATAGCTCTCAATACGGCGTGCCACAGACCCGCCGCCGCATGGTGCTGCTGGCATCCCGGCATGGCGAGATCACGATGATCAAACCTACGCTCGAAAAGCCAAAAACCGTGAGGCAAGCCATTGGCCGCCTACGTGCATTGAGCGCTGGCGAGGCAGCCCCTAGAGACAAGCTGCACGTTTCATCCACGCTGTCGGAGAAGAATCTCAAGCGCATCAAAGTATCGAAGCCTGGTGGTACGTGGCGCGACTGGCCGGAGCATCTCGTCGCCGATTGCCATCGTGCAGAAAGCGGCAGGACTTACCCGGGCGTCTATGGCCGCATGGAGTGGGACAAGCCTGCCCCCACCATGACCACGCAGTGCTATGGGTTCGGGAATGGCCGGTTCGGGCACCCTGAACAGGATCGCGCGATCACATTGAGGGAAGCGGCAATCATTCAGAGCTTCCCGCGTGACTACGCGTTCATTCCTGATGACGGTGATGTGAGCTTCAAGGTACTGGGGCGCCTCATCGGCAATGCCGTTCCCGTTGATTTGGGTCGAGCGATCGCCCGCAGCATCAACGAGCACTTGGCATCGACCAAGTCCCGATGATCTGACGAGACTCGATCGATGCCACGCGTTCAGCCCTCATCTCCAGAAGCCAGTCGCCGAATGGCGAAAGTCCGGCAAAAGGGAACCGGCGCTGAGATTGCATTGCGTCGAGATCTGTACCGGAGAGGTCTGCGCTACCGAGTCGACTTCGAGGTACTGAGGAAACCTCGTCGGGTCGCAGATATCGCTTTTCCGGGGCTGAGGATCGCCATATTCGTCGATGGCTGCTTCTGGCACGGGTGCCCCGAACACGCCACATGGCCGAAGCAGAACGCGGAGTTCTGGCGACAAAAGATCGAAACGAACCGTGCCAGGGATACAGACACGAACGAACGGCTTCGGAGTATCGGGTGGACGGTACTGCGATTCTGGGAACACGAGCCGCCGACCGAGGCAGCCGAAATCGTCGTCCAGACGGTCGCCATGGGCAGATCGAAGCGCTGTGCTTCGTCAGCCAGCTCACACAAGAAAAACTGAACGGGAAGACGGCAGACCTCATGGAAATCGCAACCGAGCAACAGAATCAGACCTATCGCACTCGTCCAGAGCCGGGGCAACTGGTCGAGGTCAGGCGACGCCAGTGGGTCGTTGCCGAAGTCGTCTCATCCAAGCTGACATCGATGTCGGCACAACAGAATTCAGTCACTCTCTCATCCATCGACGAAGACGGTCTGGGTGAAGAGCTCGAAGTCATCTGGGAGGTCGAACCCGGGGCGCAAGTCATCGAACGTGCGGGCCTGCCATCGATCACCGGACAGGATGACTCCGACACCCTTGAAGCCTTTCTCGACGCTGTTCGTTGGGGGGCAGCGACCAATGCTGACAGGGGCTTTCTGCAAGCACCTTTCCGCAGTGGCGTCAGCATCGAGGACTTCCAGCTCGACCCACTGGTGCGTGCCATCGACATGGCCCGCGTCAATCTGCTCATCGCTGACGACGTCGGCTTGGGCAAGACCATCGAGGCCGGTCTCGTCATCCAGGAAATGTTGCTGCGGCACCGTGCCCGCACCGTCCTGATCATCTGCCCCGCATCGCTGCAAGAAAAGTGGCGTGTGGAGATGCTGGAAAAATTCGGCCTTGATTTCCGCATCGTCGACACGGCCTACATCAAGCAGTTGCGACGGGATCGCGGCATCCACGCCAACCCGTGGACGTCGCATCCGCGCCTGATCGCCTCCATGGACTGGGTCAAGAGCGGCGAAGGGCTACGTGCCATGCGCGATGTTCTTCCAGCGCACACCAGCTACCCGCGCAAATTCGACATGCTCGTCGTCGACGAAGCACACAACATCGCCCCCGCTGCTGGTACGAACTACGCGCTGGAGAGCCAGCGGACGCGCCTCATTCGCTCCATCAGCCCACACTTCCAGCATCGGCTGTTTCTGACCGCCACACCGCACAACGGTTACACCGAGTCCTTCACATCGTTGCTCGAATTGCTCGACGACCAACGCTTCGCTCGAAACATCCTGCCAGATGAAAAGCAGCTGAGTCAGGTGATGATTCGTCGCCTCAAGAGCGATCTGGTCGATGCGGAAGGCAAGCCACTCTATGCGCAGCGCAAGCTGCAAGCGCTGCTGGCCTCGTACTCCACACAAGAGCGCGCCATTCACCAAAAGCTGAATGATTACTGCGCGAGCCGCGAGCAGGACGCCGAAAAGGTCGGCAATGCGTTCGGCACGTCATTCGTCAATCAGCTGCTCAAGAAGCGGCTCTTCTCCTCTCCCGCTGCGTTTGCATCCACGCTCGAGAAGCACATTGCCAGTCTGACCAATGGCAGCCAACGCAAGGACAAAGATGCGATGGCCGACCGCATCTTGCGCAAAGCCATCCTGCGGGTCGAAGAAGACTACGCCAACGACCAGGAGGTCGAAAACGCCCAGTCCGAGGCCGTCGAGGAAGCCTCACGTCGCGCACAACCGCTGACAGCAGACCAGCAACAGATGCTGAACGAACTGCGATCGTGGGCGCAGACCGCCAAGAACCAGGTCGACGCCAAAGCCAGAGCGATCCTCGACTGGCTCACGGCCAACCTCAAGACCGACGGTCAGTGGAACGAGCGCCGGGTCATCTTGTTCACCGAATACCGCACCACCCACCAGTGGATGCACGAGATCCTCGCCAGCTACGATTTCGGTGGCGATCGACTGGCCATCCTTCATGGCGGCATGGCGCAGGATGAACGTGAGAAAGTCAAAGCGGCCTTCCAGACTTCGCCAAAGGACTCAGCGGTGCGCATCCTGCTGGCCACCGATGCGGCGTCGGAAGGTATCGACTTGCAAAACCACTGTAATTGCCTCATCCATCTGGAGATCCCTTACAACCCCAATGTGATGGAGCAGCGCAACGGCCGTGTCGACCGGCACGGTCAGCGCCAGAAGGAAGTATTGATCTGGCACCCCGTCGACGGCGGCGAACAGGGCAAAGCAACCATCGGTGGCCACGGCGATGACATCATTCGGGCATTGCGCAAGCTCGAATCCATGCGGGCGGACATGGGCAGCGTCAACCCAGTCATCGCGCCGCAGATGTCGGGGCTGATCGAAGGCTCGCTCAAAGACCTCGACACCCGCCTCGCTGAGGCCAAGATCGCCAAGGCCAGACGCTTCGTGCGTGCCGAGCGCGAACTCAAAGACCGCGTTACCAAGCTGCACGAACGGCTCTTGACCACGCAGCAGGATTTCCACCTCACGCCAGAGCACATCCTCATGGCGGTCAAGACCGGCCTCGAGTTGGCAGGCCGCCCGCCGCTCGAGCCTTTCAACTTGACTGATGCTCCGGTGGGCACCGTATTCAAGATGCCTGCGCTGTCGGGCTCGTGGGCGCGCTGCCTCGAAGGCTTGCGCCACCCCCACACACTGCAGATTCGACCCATCACCTTCGATCACGCCGTCGCAACCGGGCGTGACGACGTGGTGCTGGTTCACCTCAACCACCGACTGGTGCAGATGTGCCTGCGCTTGCTGCGCGCCGAAGTCTGGGCGCAAGACGATGTGAAGAAGCTGCATCGCGTCACCGTGCGTTCGGTGCCTGATGCACTGATCGACGGCCCTGCCGTGGTCGTCATCTCGCGGCTGGTCGTCACTGGCGGCAACCATCACCGCCTCCATGAAGAGCTGACGGTGGCCGGGGGCTATCTGGGGGATAAATCCTTCCGCCGTGAGGACGGCGTCACCAAAGTCCAGCAATGGCTGGATCAGGCCAAGCCACTGACGGCCACAGATTCGCTGTTCGATGCCATCCGCGTGCGTTTCGACCGAGCGCAGAGCGCCATCCTGCAGTCGGTCGACGTCCGCTCGAAAGACCGGCTCAAGTTCCTGACCAACACCCTTCAATCCCGTAAGCAGCAGGAAGTGGCCGACATCGGCACCGTGCTCGATGAGCTGGAAAAAGCCATCCAACTCGAGCTGAAGAAAGATCAACAACCGGCGCAGTTATCGCTCTTCACTGAAGACGAACGAACACAGCTCAGGCGCGACACCGCCGCACTGGAGGCGCGTCTCGCCCGCCTTCCAGCCGAGCGCCAGCAGGAGGCCGAGGCCATCGAAACCCGCTACGCCAAACTCAACGACCGCACCTTTCCGGTCGCCGTCATCTTTCTTGTGCCTGCATCTGCCGTTCAAGGAGGTGCCGCATGAGTGCTCCCAGCGTGCATGATGATTGGCTGTCGCTGATCGAGATCTCCGGCCCTTTCCTCGCCGTTCCCGTTCTGAAGGAGGCCTTTCCGCAAGGGCTGGAAGAACTAGGGCGTGTTAACACTAATGGCGATCATGGAGATTGCGTTGGAAAATCTCCGGCATGGAGATCACACCCGCACAATTCGCCACCATTGAGC